TCAATAAGAAGATCTCCTGTTATTTCATTTCCTGTGCCAGCAGCTTTAGGCAACGCAGCATTGGCTGTAGCAGTTGTAGTTGTTAGTGCATCATTGACAGTTTTCACAGAAGCAGGTGTAGCCGCTTTGCTGGTACTTGGACTTGAAACAGAATCTTCTAGTTGAACGACACCAATAACAGAAGTTGTTGCATCAACAATTTTTGATCCAGAGATTTCAGCATCGCTTTTTATATCAGCATCAACAATGACTCCAGCAGCTATAGAAGTTAAACCTGCATTATTTATGCTTATGTCTCCTGTAACTGCAACTGCGGCTGCAACTGAAGTGCTTGCACCGTTACCTACAAGAATATAACCACTTGCTACTGAAGCTAATTTGCTATATGCAATCGCAGCATCACTTTTTATATCTACGTTCTGGATCGTGTCATTAGCAATCATCGTTCCAGTAACAGTTCCAGTATCTCCAGTCGTGATTACTGTTCCAGTTATGTTTGGCAGAGTTATTACTTTATCCGAGGTCGTTGGGTTCTCGACTGTTAATCTTGTTTCAAAATCATCATCACTTCCTGATCCTTCAAAAACGAGACTTCCATTTACCCCAATTAAAACTTCGCCTGTAACTGTTCCACCAGCTTTTGATAATTTTTCTGACTCAACTTCTTGAAGTGCATCCTGCACGTTGGTCGAGCTGAGCTGACCAAAAGGTGTAAAGGTAATATTGCTTGCCACCTGGCCTGCTACGGTCTGCGATAAATCGATCTCATTCCATGACGATCCAGCACTATTTGTAACCCCAAGAATGTAATCAGGAGGAGCAAGAGCAACAACAGGAGCTGGAGCACTTGGCGTTCCAGATGTGGAAACTACAACGTAAACACCGTCAGTAGTTGCAGAAGGTGTAGGTAAATTAGATCCAACCGCTAAACCAGCAGCAATACCACTTGTGGTAGTACTAACCATTTTTGAAGTCGTTGCATTAAAAGTACCTCCAAAAACCAATGAGCCTTTCGTTAATGTGGTTATTGCTTGCCAAGCGTTTCCGTCCCAGATAAAACAGTCTTCTGAAACAGTGTCAAAAAGAAGCTGACCATTAAATTGTGCAGTTGGATAAGATCCAGTTTGTTGAACTGATTGGAATATTGCTGTTGAACTATTTGTTAGTTTTGTTCCATCAATTGATTTACCAATCCTTGCAGCGTCAATGGTTCCACTCGTTATTTTGCTGGCAGGTAAAGAAGGAATTAATGTTGAGGTTAAACCTGCACCTGCTGTTACAACTCCTTTTGCATTAACAGTTACTGATTGATAAGTACCAACGCCAACTCCACTTGTTGAAGTCGTTAAATTACCCGATCCATCAACAGTTAAACCTCCTCCAGATGTGATTTGAACTCCACCTTTGGCTGATGTTGTCGCTGTAGGTATGTCTCCAGCAGCAAGAGTAGAACTGCCTGTTATTTGTCCCTGAGCGTTATATGTAACCTTGACTGCACCAGTAGTGTTAGCAGTAATGCTATTGGTAATAGATAAAGCACCTGCCCCTGTAACACTTAAACCAGCTCCTATAGAAACACCACCAACAGCAGAGGTCGTGGCTTTAGGTAAATCAGCAGCAGCAAGATCAACCGTTCCAGTTATTAATCCCTCTGCGTTGTAACTAATTCCAGATCGTGTAGATGCTCCACCTGAAACAGCATTATTAATTCCAAGATTTCCACTGGCTACATTTAATGAACGATCCAGATTAGAAGTATTTAACTTGGCTGGTGTAATACTCGCATCTCTTATCTTTGTTGCACCGTCTAAACCTGTCGTAGCAGAAGTTGATGTCTCAACTTTATCGTTTGTAATCGCTCCATTTTGAACAGCTCCAGTATCCACAGCGTCATCTGCAAGCTCTGTTGCCGTTACAGAATTTGTGCCTAGCTGAGTTGAAGTTATACTGCCTGAAACTATTTTAGTTGCCTGAATACTTCCTGCTAATTGTGCATTAGTAATTGTTCCAACTAATGCTGAAGTAGCATAATTAGTAGCACTAGTTAAATTAAATGCTGGTGTAGCATCAGTTGTACCAAGAGTTATTGTTACTCCACCAATAGACGCTGACGAGGAAACAAGTTTAGAAACTGCTATAGATCCTGCAAGTTGAGCATTTGTAATTGTCCCTGTTAAAGAAGACGTAGGATAATTAGTTGCGTCTGTTAAATCAAAAGCAGGAGTAGCATCTGAAGCACCTAAAGCAACAGTAATTCCTCCAAAACTTACTGAAGAATTTACTAATTTAGCGTTGGCAATTGATCCTGCTAATTGTGCATTACTTATAGTTCCTGTTAACGAAGCAGCAGGATAATTTGTAGCATCCGTTAAGTTAAAGGCTGGAGTAGCATCTGTTCCTCCAAGTCCTATTGAAACACCGCCTAAAGAAATATTTGTAGTTCCTGAAAGCTTAGAAACATCAATTGACCCTGCTAATTGTGCATTAGTAATCGTTCCAACTAATGAAGACGTAGGATACCCAGTAGCGTCAGCAAGGTTAAAGGCAGGAGTAGCGTCTGTGCCTCCTAAAGCAATAGATACACCACCAAGAGAAACAGACGAATTAGCTAACTTTGCATTAGCAATTGAACCTGCCAACTGCGTATTAGTAATTGTCCCAACAAGAGAAGAGGTTGGATAACCTGTCGCATCAGTTAAGTTAAAAGCGGGAGTAGCGTCTGTTCCCCCAAGTGCTACTGAAACTCCTCCGAGAGATACAGCCGAACCAGTTAATTTAGATACATCAATTGATCCTGCTAATTGAGCATTAGTTATAGTCCCTACAAGATTTGTTGTCTTATATCCAGTTGCATCTGTAAGGTTAAAAGCTGGCGTTGCATCCGTCCCACCAAGTGATAATGAAATACCTCCAAAAGAAACAGAAGAGTTAGCAAGTTTACTATTAGCTATTGATCCCGCTAACTGAGCGTTAGTTATCGTTCCTGTTAACGAAGATGTTGGATAGTTAGTTGCGTCTGTAAGGTTAAATGCAGGAGTGGCATCTGTACCGCCAAGAGATATTGATATGCCGCCTAACGAAACACTTGAATTAGCTAGTTTTACATTTGTTACTGCTCCATCAATTATTGCTCCAGTTGCAACTTGATCTGTTCCTAATGTCCCAATCTTTGCAGCAGGAATAGACGCTGCATCAATAAAGGTAAGTCCCGCTTCAATTAAATCTTTAACTGTTACCCTTTTTGTTTCACTAGCACTAATATCTGCAATGGCTAATGGGTCTGTCGCTGCTACACCTGCTTCTGCTAACGCTGGCA